CCGCTACTTGATGATGAGGTATCATATGTTCTAAATATTCAATATCTGTTAAATTATCTGTACAAACAGAACTCATATTAACTAATCTATATAATATTGAGGGATTTTATTTTTCCATATATCGTGACAAAATGTTTTAATTCCTCCTATTGATTTACTTCCCCATGCTATAAATCTTTGTATTCCTGTACCATTATTAAAAAAACATACTAATTCTATGTAAATTTTATCATCGTTTTTAAAATTGTTTAAATTTTTTGGTATATTTGCATATATACCATCTTTAAATTTTAACTGATAATATTTATCTATCTCATTATTTGATATTGGAATAAAGTAATTGTGTTCCGCACCCCACGATATTTGATTATTTTCATCGTTAATATTTTGTATTCTATAATTTCCTATCCAATTATTCCTTAATATTATATAATTTATTGTTGTATCATTATCAAAATCTCTTATATTTTCTTGTTTTTCATTAGTAATATTATAACGTATAACACTATTTAAATTAATTAGTTCTTCTAAATTTAATTTCTCGTTTATATCAATATTTTCATCTATTAAATGCTCTTTTTTTAATATCAATTCCTTTAAATTACCATTAATTCCATCATATGATATAAATAAACCTATTCTTTGTGAATTATTATATATAAATTGGTCTGTTAACCATATGTTAAAATTTATTGAATAATTTGTATTATTTAAATTTGTTTTATCTATTAAACCTTCTATTATTTCTGTTTTTGGTATATAAGGCGTGCATGTTATACTACAACTATTAGGTCTTATTACTAATGTTCTTAATTGATTTGCTTCTTTACTTAACACATTATATAGTTTTGTATTTCTTAAATTACCTATTCTATTTAAATAATAATGTTCTTTTCTATAATATTCCTTATTATTATCATATAGTCTTTTTTTCTTGTTATAATGATTTTCTATAATATAAGAATGATTTAATATTTTTGATATTTTAATTTTATTATTATCACATTCATAATCAGTTAAGACAATTTTATCAGTCCAATATTCCGGATTATCAATAACATTAAATTCATTTTTAATAAAATCTATATTATTATAGTAATACCATTTACCTATATAAGTTGATTTTTTATTTAAAGGAAATAATCTATTATCGTAATTCCATTTTTTATCAATATTATTAAAAGAATGTTTTACAGGATATATAATTGAATATAAATTAAAAGCTAAAATTGATTTTATATATATTAATAATAATAAAAAATTAATCTTATTCATAATAAAAGTTAATATAATGTTTTATTAGAATATGAATATTATACCTAATAAACATAATATTAATAATAATAAATTAAAAGAATGGTTAAATAAATCTGATTATAGTATTAGATCCATTGCAAATGAGTTTATTTTAAAAACCACATATATATCATATTCAACTTTTAAAGTATATTTAAAAAATACATTTGCCGAAATGCTAACAACTTTAAAAACTAATACATTGCAATTTTTAATAATTAGTGATAGCAAATCCGTTTCATATGAAAATAAATCCGGTTTTTGGGTATTTAATCATGTCGTTAAATATATTGATAAAAAAAATTATAAGTATAAAATTGTTACTGATTTAAAAGATATTGATTATAGTTTACCAATTATTATACCAGATGATGCAAGTTATTCGGGGTCACAAATAAGTTCATTTATAGAACTTTTTTCAAATAAAAAATGCGATATATATATATTAGTTCCATTTATATCTAACACTGCAATTGATAGAATTACAAATTCCTTTAATGAAAATAATGTTGATGGAACATTGTATTTTTCTATTAAAAATAAATTTATTATGAAACCCGTTTATGAATTGATGTCTGATGATAAAATAGTTAAATTATTCTCTTATTATACTAAAGATGGTAGAAATGTTAGAGATTATCCTATCTATTTTGATCATAAGGTAGCCGATAGTTATTCGTCTTTTCCTTTAATTTATACATATGGTGTTATTCCTAACGACCATAATAAAAATATAATTCAAAAATGTAAGCTAAATAGATTACCTTTAAAAGATTATTATAAAGATTTACAAAGAGTTCCTATACTTAATAATTGTCCATATGATATACCTTACAATATAATGACACCACCATGTCCTTTACAACCTTATAAAAAAAACTTTGTAAGTATTAAAAAATCTAGTTTAACGTCTGTAAAATCAACTAAAAGTTTAAAATCTAAAAGTAAAAGTATTCCAAAAAGTAAATATAGCACAAAAATAAAATCAATCTAAAAAAAAGTACATATATGGTGAAAATTTTTTTTTTAAATTTTATTTTATATTTTTAAAATTTTTTTAAATATGTACTTTTTTGTATATATAAAAAATGATTTTCTTATTTTATATTAATTTAATATAAGAAAAGATGTTTAATTACTATAGATGTAGATATTTTACTAAAAATTTATATGTTGCCCCCATTCCAATTATTTATCCTAATAAAAATTTTTACGATTTTAATAATAATGAACGCTATTATGATTTTGGATGCTATAAATTAATTAAAGAATTGTGTTATTATTAAATTATATTAAAATGTTTATTGGAATTGTTCTAGGTCTTACTTGTTTAACTTTTTATTTTTACGATAAAACTTATGCCAAATATATTGTAATATCAAATAATAATAATATATTGAAACTACATTCAAATGCTGTTACATTATCTAAAGCAAAAAATATTAAATATAACTTAATTAAACAATATCATTCACAAACTTTAAATAGATTTCCGGTTTATAAAGAAGTTTCTATTATTAGATTTAATCGGTTGATTTAATTTTACAATTTAAATAAGGATATTTTTCATATAGTTTCATTATAGATTTTTCTTTCATTTTTGCTTCTATCATTATATCAATTGGTTGATTATATTTACTCGGTATTTCTAATAAATACTCAGGCAATACTTCAATATAATCACTGTGATGTCCTATTTTTCCCGAACCTTGTTCACTAACATGAAATTTTACTTTTATATTTCTTTTATTCCATGTTTCAAGTATTTTTGGTATATAATATTCTGGTTTTTCAAACGTTTCTGTTGGGTGTAATTTATTATAACAGTCGTAGTGATGTGTATCGAAAACAATAGGCACATTTACTTTATTTGATACTTTTAAACAATCTTCAATGGAGAAATTTTTTTCACAATTTTCTAATACAAGTCTGTTTTTAATATTATCTGGAAGTTCTTCATAATTTTTACACCATCTTTCTATTGTTTCCTCCTTGTTTTTATAAATACCACCTCCGTGTATTACCATTACTGAATTTTGGTCTAATTCCATTATATCAAGTAAATCAGCATGATATTTTAAATCACAAATTGTATGCTCTATAACATCTTTATTTGGACTTCCTAAACAATTAAAAGGACCTGGATGAAATGTTAAACGTTGGTTTAATTTTTTTGATTTTTCACCTATTTCTTTTAATAAACTTATTGCAAAATCTAATGTATAATCTTCCGCTTTTTTATTTGAATAATGGGGAAATAATTCACTTGATAACCTAAATACTTTTATACCATTTTCTTCATTCCAATCCATTAGTTTTAAAACATCTTTTAAATTATTAATTATTTTAGCTTTTAAATTATCTATACCTTTATCTTCTAAAGTTTTTAGTGTAACACGTCTCGATGAAAATATAGTTGGTTTTTTTTCTCTTAATTCAATATTTAAACAACATAATCCCAATTGAATATTTTTGTTTTCACTCATTGTAAGTTAATTAATATTAAAAAGTATTTAATCATTTTTTTATATTTTATTATAATAATGAGCAATATTATTATTGGTATTCCGTGTGAAAAAAAAAATTATACAACAACTATTACACCCTTAATTAATAGTGATATTGAAAATTTAAATATACCAGTTTTTATTAATGAAAAATACACTAATAATGTTATTTATGAAAAATGTAACTTAATTATTAAAACAACTGAAGTAGATGAATCTGATTATCACTTACTTAATGATAAACACACTATTATATGCTTTGTAAAGTCAGATAAATTTATTAAATATTGTAAAGAAAATTATATTAAATTAATTGATTTAAGTACTATTAATCCCTATATTATTGATATAATACATAGTAAATATTTGTCACTATTATTTAAAGATTTGGATTATAATAGTAATAATGTTTTAATAATTGGTTATGGTGAAATTGTTAAATATTTTATTAAAGGTTTAATGCGTAATAATATTAATATTACGTTATGTTGTGAAAATTATGATAACGACTTTGATGTTAATTATCATGTTCTTAATAATAGAAATCTTAAAAAATTGTTATCAACTCATAAATTTATTATTAATTTCACTAAAATTAATGTAAATTTATTAAATTATATTAATTATGATTCTTATTTTATTAATTTTGATAATGAAAAAATAAATAATTTTGATAACTTTAAACTACATAATATGGATTATAAATATTTAGATAATTATTCTAATGAAATTTCAACAATAATATCAAATAATATATGTAATTATATTAAAAATAATGAGGTTTTTTGTTACACCATTTATAATGGTATTTACAATACATATTATAAAATACATAAAGACATTTTAATATAGAATATAAATATGAAATTACGTTTTATAATACCTTTCTATTTATTTTCTAATGTTTTTTGCTATAATATACCTCTTTATCGTTATTGGAATTGTATTGGAATTGAGAAAAATATAGATACTACAAAACCTTATCAATTTAATATTGGAGATATTCCACTTGTTGCTTGGAAAACTAAAAACGACTCGTATATCAGTACTTTAAATTTTTGCAAACATTTTGGGTCAACATTAAATGATGGTTGGATTGAAAAAGATTGTTTAGTTTGTCCATATCACGGCGTTAAACATAATAAAGATGATATGTGTGGTGAAATTATGTCATATGATAATAAATTATGGTGGTCTTATGACCCAATTTATAAATCTCCTCCTAAAATTACATATAATAATGTTGAATATTCTTCAAATAATTTAAATTATGCAAGTGATTATGCTGAAATTATTATGAATGAAGAACTACCTTCGTGTATGTATAATTCTATGGATATTAATCATGCACAATTTATTCATAAAGGATTATTTGGTTTTGGGTCAGATGTTCCTATTAAAAATTATAAACATTATAGTAATGGTAATAAAATTAGTACTAGCTTCGACCATTTTTTTAAAAAAAATATTAAATTAATTAATAAAAAAATAACATTTGGCGATAAATCTTTTACACAAAATTATCATGAATTTATTTATCCGTCAACTACTTGGTCTGTTGTAAAACATGGTAATAATAACGAACTAATTATTCATGTAGATATGTTACCAATTAATAAATTTAAAACCAAATGGTTTATTACAATTAGAAGTAACTATATGAAAGATGATGTTAGTAAAGGAGTTTTAAAATATGTTACACATCAAATTTTAAATCAAGATAAAAAACAGTTTAATAGACAGTCTAAAAACATTTTATTAAGAAATAAATTTTTATTACAAAAAAAATTAAACTATGAAGAGCATATTGACGACATGGAAGCTATTTTTAAAAATTATAATTATCCAGAATTATCAAGTTTTTTAACAAATTTTTAAGAAATATTAACTAAGATATCGGATCTAAATAAGTATTGGCATCTGTGCATATATAGCTAGCATATTCACAACGGTAATGATTTCCAAATAGTCGTAAGTCATTGGGAATCGCAGGTGTGCCAGATGGGGCGTCTGTGGGTAAGAAATCTGCATTTTGTAAGTCGTGATAATATTTTTCATAGATTGGCTGAATATCTAATTGGGCGTATAATGTTCCTGTACCAGTATTCTCTGGCCAGGAAAGTGGTCCTACAATATCCGTGCCGTGTTGGTATCTATTGCTTATTGGAACTTGAGCATTAGTACAGGGAGGGCTCGCAGTAGTAGTTGTTGGTACACAATCTCCATCAAAATCTCTATGCTGATCACCTGGACATGCGTTATATAAACAGTCTGTTGTTTTATGATAGTTACTAATTCCTGATTTATCTTGTATAAAAGTTTTAAAGTCACCTAATGTATATGGACTGGGGGGCGCGACCGCACCTTCACCATCAGGCGTACCCGGACCTGAACCCGGACACTGTTCTGTGGCATAAGCAGGATGATTACCTGCTGTATAAGTGAAATATTTGCCATCTTCTAGATAGCACAGATTTTCTGTTGAAGTACCTTCATCAGATGTTGTACCAACAGGGCATGGACTTGCACCTGAACTTGCAACGTTATCAGTTTCTAAACAATAACTTCCAGAAGCACAAGGGTAACATTGATTATATTCATTCGATTCTTCTGGTATATAATAACCAGCTAAACAACCTGTTGAAACGCCCCCACTACATTTTGTACCCGCTTCGCATGTTTGACATCTTCCATCACTATCTATATATTCGCCTTGAGAACCTTCACCGTTATTACACGCTATGCAATTAGTTTCTTCATTATCTGAAATAAAATCATACCCAGAAAGACTATTAATTCCATGCCCTAAAGGGCATGTTTGGCAAAAATCAGTTTGTGTACATACATTAGTGCTTTGTCCGTTGATACAATCATCAATATACGGGGAATTAGTGCGCGAGTCGGTTTTCGAAAACATATTGGTCGGACATTCGTATATTCTATCTGAACCACTAGTAACATCTAAATAATAACCGGAATTTGGAATACAATTATATAGCGTGTCTTGATTTTTATTAGTATCACTAATCGGAGTAGCTGTGCTAGCATATGTGTAGTCTGGACAAGGTGTGCAAGTTCTATTATCGTTATCATAATAATATCCTTT